TTGAGCACATAAACCTTGCCGTGATCGCGCTTTACGCGGCGCAGCATGGCCTGGGCGCGATCTGCGCCCTTGTGCGTTCCGCGCCCGACCCGGCAGGCGTAGCTGTCTGCAATGAATCTCCGCTCCCATATCTGATTGATCGCGCACACCAGCGAGTGCTGTACGACACGATCCCTGAATGGTAGAGCGGCGACGATGCGTTCTTTCGGTTCCAGGACGATGAACTGGCGGTACTTGCCGGTCTTGTATGTTCCCCAGATCAGCTCGTTTTGTAGCTGGATAAGATTGCCCTCAAGATCGATCTCGAAGTGCTGCACCTCGGCGCGCGTCCGCTTGCCGCGCCTGGCGCGCAGATAGGCCGCATGCAGATTCTCGAAGCTGTAGATCTCGGGGAAAAGGTTGTTGTAAGTTTTTGCCATAGCACCCAGAGGGCGGCGGCTGCGAACGGTCGCCGGTTTGGCTACTGGAACGGGCCGCCTGTTTAATGTTTCGGATTCAGGTTTCCCGTGGCCGAGGATTGCATGTCCTTTTGAGGGGGTATTGTCGTCAAGCCCTTGAGCCTGACGCTTCTGACTTTCCCCAAGAGCGGGGCGAGACCCGATGTTCGTGTTGACGTTCGAGCGCGCGTTGTTCAAGTTCAGCGCAAACACGCCCGACAGCCCGGAGTTGTTCCAATTGCCACCCCGGATCGGGAGCCTGTTAACACGCAACCCTTTACTGCTCTCCTGCTGAAATCGACTTTACCCAGCCGCCTAACATGCGGCCGATCTCGTCGTTCAGTTTGGACCAGTTCTCATACTTTTTGAAATCCAGATGGCCGAGATTCTTTGCCATGCGTACTTGCGAGCGCAGCAAGTCGATCTCGGCATCCAGTTCCTGCAGCGTGGTCTTCTTGTAGTAGCGCTTGTTGCACACCACGATCAGCCTGAGTATCTGCCACATCGTGGTGCGGATCTCCGCACCCATCACATGTCGCTCCATTTTTGGAAACTGACGGATGGCAACATGGCCATACTCAATCATCGCTTCGCACTTTTGCCGAATCAGTAAATCGCCAACTCCGGGGACTTCTTCATTCCGCATCGGGCCGCGAGACATTCAACGCTCCTTTGGATGGGCTATCGCCCATCCGATCAGATTACACGCTACAGATTTCAGAGTACAAAAGCGGGGCGAGACCCGACGCTCGAGCTGACGTTCGAGCGCGCGCTGTTCAAGTACAGCGCAAACACGCCCGACAGCCCGGAGCTGTTCCAATTGCCACCCCGGATCGGGAGCCGTTCGAGCGTCAGCGTGTGCCAGATGCCGTCGCCGCCCAGGGTGCCAGCACCCGATACAGGAAACACACCCAACGCCTTGAGCAGTTGAATCGCAGTAGCACTGACCGGTGTTGCGTGGTTGTTCACCATACCTTCAAAGGCTGATCCGGATGCAACGCCCAGCGTGTATGCGGCGGCACTGGTAGCGCCCATCTTGACCGAGTTCGCGGTGGTGGCGGCGTAATCTCCTCCAGCCAGCGTTCCGGTGAAGGTGGGGGCGATCAGCGCACCGGTATCGCCGTCGATGGCCTTCCATGCCGCAGATGTGGCGGAATGGTCGGTAGCATTCAGCGCTGCATCGTTGTTGGCGATGATCTGGATTTCGGCCAAGCCGGCACCGGCAGGCACCAAGCGCAGGCCGGGAGACCATTCCCAGATGTTGCCGTTCAGGTCGGCAATGCCATGCGGTGTGTTGTCATGCCGCCACGAGGCGGGGCCGGAGCCGGTGAGTGTGCGCGCAGCGCCGGATGCGGTGCCTGCGGCCAGGCCATCCTGACGGCGGCCAGTCTCGTGCGTTTGGGCATTGTTGCGGCCATAGTTGGTATTGCCGCGCGGCATGAATCCGTTCTTCTTGCACCACAGCGCCAAAGCAGCACATTCTGCATTGGTGACGCAGTGGAAGCCAGCACCGCAGGCGCGCGCGTAACCAACAAACGCATCGAAGTTGGCGGATGCGGCCGGGTCTACGCCCGGCAAGCTCAACAGCTCGCCGTTCTTGACGACGCCTTGGTAGGTGCCGATAAATATCTCGGACTTCGCAACGCCGTCAACGATGAAGGCCGGATGGACTCCGGCGCCGACACCTGCGTCAACGTCTTCCAGGTTGAACTGGGGGATGACGTTCATGTAGGTAGGCTGCCCGAGCGCGGTGTAGAGCACGGTCAGGCGACCGCCGGAGGCGGCTTCTACGCTTGCGCGCAGGGAATCTTTGATGAAAATGGTAGGCATGTTGGTTTTCTCCTGTTGGGTTTCTGATGGTTAGGCGACGGGCCAGAGCTCGACCGAGATCGCGTTCGGGTCGAGCGGCACCTCGGTGCGGACAATGGTCGGCTCTCCGGTTTGAGGATCCGGATCGCCCTCGACTTCCTGGTATTGCTTGGCCGGAATGCGGATGATCGCCAGGCAGATTCCGCCGCTCTTTGGATTGAGCTTGACTGCGCCAGCCTTGTCTTTTGCCACATTGAGCAGCACATGGCTGTTCGTCTGCAATGCGGCACAGTCAATGGATGTTCCGGCGATCGAGATCGTTGCGCCGGATACGCCAAAGTCGGCGACCGGCTGTCCTGGGGATTGAAGGGTAATTTTTGCCATGTTCAGCTCCTTAGTAGGCTTGGTTAGTTGGGTAGTTCACGTTGGCTGGGTTGGCCGCAAAACGACTGCGCCAATCATTCGCCGGTTGTTCGGCAATGCTGTTCAGGCGCGACAGCTTCCAGCGCACCACCACGTCATCTGCAGCAGAGAACAGCGTCACGATGCAGTTGTTGGTGTTGCGCGTCGTCACTTTTAGATGGCGCTCATCGCATGGAGAACCAACTGAGCTCAACACCTCGAACTCAATTGTGTAGTTTGTATCCGGCAGGATATTTCCCAATGCCACAGTTTTCGTAACTGGCGTGCCGACAGAATTCGGATAATCCGGTTCGGTTGCACACAGGCGCGACGACAATGTGCAGGCTGCCAGATCAGCGCCAGAGTCACTTGCGGGGATAGTGATGCTGTTGAGCGTTACTGTGCCGGATGGAGGTGTCGGATTGGCGATAGTGGTGATTTTGAGCGTTGGAATCTCGCTAACAAGCTGAAGATATACATAGACGGTTGCACTGGCAGCTTCGCCGACTGGAACGCTAGATGCAGAATCTTGTGCTGGAACGTAGAATTTTCGACCCTCAAGGTAGCACACGCCGCCAGCAATTGAGAGTAGTCGGCCAGTTCCTTTTTTGGATACAACCGCGCCGGATACGATGCCGTGGTTGTACAAAGTAAACTCGCCCTGCTGCTGGCTGATTTTGTTCAGCGCCTTCACGCCATAGTTGGCGAGTGCGGCTTGTTCGAGGGCGAATTTAACTGCCGCAGTTTCCATCTGCGGCATCAGTACACCGCCAATTTTTAGCCCGAGCGTTAGATCGTATTCGAGAATCGAATTGCCATTGGCATCGTTGACCCTGAATCCGGTAGCGCCCACAGGAAGATTGCCGACGTAGCCATTCTGCAGCACATCGTACAGAGATTGCGATCCACTCCCCGCCTCCGGCCACGCGGATCGCTGCACGCCGTTGAGGGTGATGCTCGGCACACTTATTGATGGCGCAATGATCGCGCCGTGCGATCCATCCGCATTGTGCTGCGGATCGACCTTGAGCGCGACGCGGTTGGCCTCGGTCTCGATGGTGACGGCGTCGTCGATCAGCGTTTGCCGGAATGACATGCCGTTAATCGCGGTCGCGATGGATTTGAGTTTTAACAGGATGCTCATTATTTGTCCTTTTTATTAACCGATAATTTGCGTGATGATGGCGCCGGCGCCGCCCGGGGCGCCGGGCCTTACGTAGCCTTTAGATGGATGTGATGATGCCCCGCCCTGTCCGCCAGACACCAATATTCGCGGCATATAAATGATGATGTTCTCAAGCCCGGATGCGACCCTTTCCGCCAGACCAATGAACGACCCTCCTGCCCCGCCACCACCACCTCCGCCCATTGCATAAACGTTTGGTATGCCTGGTGTGCTATTTGTGCCATTTATGCCGCGCAAATCAACAGTGCCGGTGGTGATATAGATGCCTCGCGCAACTATCACAAATCCAGCACCTGCTGCGCCGCCTGATCCTGTTGTTACGGCATATCCAACATCATCACTATAGCCAGATCCGCCACAACCAGAGCCACCTTTTGCGTTAAACGGGATGCCTCCCATCGCAATGAAAGATGGCGCACCTGTTCCTATGACTGATATTTTCGGCACAGACCCATAATCTGCTGGAATATTAAATGCTGTTGGTGATACATAGCCGATCTGTAGAAATGCGCCACCCGCTCCACCACGGCTGCAAAACCCTTTGATATATGAATTGGCCGCTATTGCTGGTTTATATGGCGGCGTAGTTGGTACTCCAGGAGTCCCGGCCCCACCCCGCCCTGCGCCATCCACCGTGCCGTTGATCGTCACCGATCCGGTTGAAAACAGGCGAACCGTGCCGTTGATGGTGATGGTGTGCCCAATGCCCAGCGAGATGTCGCCGTCCACCCAATAGTCGCCTGACGGCAAATCACCGCCATCCACAAAAACATAAGGAGCGGTGGCGCCGGAGACCACTGTCGGATGGGTGGCGGCAGTGAGCTGGGCGCCGACCTGGTAGGCGGAGTCTGCAATGGTGGGAGGGGTGAAGTCTGGCGGCGGCGGAACCGCAACAGTGACCGGCACGATGGCAGATGCGATAGCGCTGACGGTCTCTGTGGCGGTGATGTTCGCGGTACCGTCTGCCACGGCTGTGACGATGGCGGAAACAGACGGCCCGGCTTGCACGACGGCGACGCCGGAATTTGAGCTGGCCCAGGTGAATGTGGCGCCGTGCACCACTGCGCCCGCCACGTCCTTTGCTTGTGCAACGAATTGTTGAGTCTGCCCTGCCTCGAATTGCACGGTTGAGGGTGAGACCGTCACGCTGGCGACGGGGTTGGTGTTCTCGTCGTCCACCACAGTAATTGCGGCAGTATTGGATTGTTTGTTGCCCACCACGGCGATGACGCTGCCGCTACCGACTGCATCGGCCGTGACCAGCCCATTGGAATCAACCGTGACGTTGCCGGTAGCCAACCACGCAATGGCCGGAACCGGCACCTGGTTCCCGCCCGCGTCGAACGCGCGGGCGGTGAGCTGCTGCGTCTCCCCGGTGACCACGCTGGACGAAGCGGGCGAGATCGTGACCGAATAAACCTCGCCAACGCCGCCGAACCAGAACGTGGCGCGCTCCGGCTGCGCCAGGCACTTGATGACAACCTGCCCGGGGTACGGCTTCAGTCGGGTCGAGATCACCTCGAAGGCGCGGTCCAGCGATGCGCCGGTGAATAGATCGCGGATAGGCAACGTGACGCGGACGATGTCGCCGATCTCGATGCCGTGATATTTGGGCATCATCGTCAGTTCGATCTGCATCGGCGGGCGGCTGTAGCGCGCGCCGATGCGCTGGAATCGCTGATACAGCTGCGACGCGAACGCCGAGGTCGGGATGATGCCCGGCGCGGCATACTTGAGCTGGCGCGCCTCGCCCCATTTTTTTATCGAAACCGAGTCGATGAAGATCGCGTTGCGGATGTACTTGCCGGAGAGCTTCACCGCTTCGTCGTATTCGATCCATACCTGGTTCACCAGGTCGTTGTAGTTATAGGACAGATCACCCCACTTGATGACGTTGTTCTGGTCGGCGACGAATGAAGCATTTTCTTTCGCGGCATTAGACAGATCGGAGTAGGCGCGGATGCCATAGCGCCCATCGCCATGAACAAAGCCGAACGCACCGAGAATTTTGAGCAACATGTCCTCGACGAACTTCTTCGCCTCGATGCCCCGGTCGAACACAAACTCGAACTGCACGCCGTCGCCGGCGGCGGGCGTGGCAGACAAACCAACCAATAGCTTGCCCACTTCAAGCCATTCGGCCACGTTGACATCGTTGTCGCTGTCCATGCCGCAACCCCAGCGCGCCGGGTACGCATCCCAGGCGCCGTTGCTGCCTTCGCCTGTGGACTGCATCACTTTGAGCGCCATCGTGACCGGGTTCTCCCGCAGGACGATAATTTCGCTGACTTTAGCGCCGTCGCTATGCGTCGCGGCCACCGAGCCGAACAACCCGCGATCCGTTGCGGCGATCGTTAAAACGGTGCCGCTGTTAACGGTCCAGCGCATGATTTCATCGTCGATCTTGACGAAGCCGCACAACCCGTAAACTTGCTGTGTGGTCGCGAGAAAGTTGCGCGAATCAACCACCGCCGGAGTGATCGCGCCGGCGCCTGTAATCGCGCCGGTGAGCACGGTGGCATAGGGGGTGAACACGGTCTTCTGCAGCTGCCGCTGCACATCGGCGGCGGTGAGCTTGTATTCGTTGAGAGCGCTCAGGCGCAGGTCGTTAACCTGCATGGTGCGCACAACCACCCTGTCAGCCCAGTCCATGCCCTTGTACAACATGCAAATCGACAGTCGTTGGCGGCGCAATCCATGCCCGGCGGCATCGGCGGCCTTGATGATGTCCGACACCAAATTATTGTGGTCGGTGATCGTGATATTCAGCGAGCCGATCGAAGATACGCCGTTGATCGGATCAACCGTCTGCGACATCGAGCCGATCGAGCTGGCCTTCAGAAAAGGGAACCAACGCTCCGGATGCGAAAACCCCACGATCTCAGTCACGTCGCAGGTGGCGAAATAAATATCGTTAATACCGTCCACGC